GGGGGGGATTTTTTTTTTTTAAAAAGTATTTCAGTTTTTTTTTTAAAAATATTTGTAAATTTTTTTTTGTTAGTTTTTTTAGACGGTAAAATTATCACACTATATAGTTAAAATATACATTGTGATTAATACCATAATGAAATATAAAATATACAAAGTCAGACCATAATATATATAAAAAATAAGATTTTGTAAAACTATATATTTTCTTACAGGTCAACTATATTGGAATATAAACGCAAAAATTGATATTTACTTTGATTAATAAATTAATTGATTAATTATACAATACATATATTGATAACTACTTACAGTAACACCTTGAATTATGAATGTTTTTGGAAATGACTGTAATATTAATCGTTTAATTATGCAAATTAAACGATTAAATGCAGCAAAGTATGCAAATATTATTCAAAAGGCATACAAACGATTTAGAAACGATGTACTTTATCGAGAAAAATATCCAGAACAATACGAATTATTAGATAATTTAAAAAATAAAATATTCTTCAAAGATAAATCAATTAGACGTAAAAAAAATTTCCGTAATGCATTAAAAAGTCTTTGGAATTTAAGTTACAATGCATATATACCTGATGATTTAGATGGAAAAACTATGGCGCATTGTTTTGCAAGATTTATTTTTGCTTATATAATACCAGCATGTACAAATGAAAGAGATCATCAATATAAAACAGTTACTAGACCCGAAACAATAAACTTAATAAATAATAATGGGCTAGATTATTATTTAACCACGAATCATCCTAAAACTGGATATTTTCATCCTGAAATGTATGAAATGAAAAACAAATTTATAGTAAATGTATTCCAAAGCTATCAACTACATACATTAAATTGTTTGTATGCAATAATTACAAATGAAAGTGGTATCCGAGGTTATGGTTATTATTTATTTCAAGTGAATGGTCGTTACAATACATATTTAGAACCGAAACCAAAATATAATAACTTTCATTATCCGGGCAATTCAGATTGTGATAAACAAGATTTTACTTTGTGCTATTGTAAAAAAGATAATATGATTGACCATGAATATATTAAAGGATTAGTTAAACTTGTAGATAGTATTGACGAAAACCGTTTTTGGGGATGGGATTTTAGACCGATCAAATAAGTAATTATTGCTCTTCTGATATTATCCTAAATAAATATATCATATATGGAATAAAAAAGACATCTTTTATAGGTCAAATATATTGAAATATAAACGCAGTAGATTTAAACAATTAATATATAATCGTTAATTAATGGATGACACATTTACCCTTTTTTTTGATGGATGTAGTAAAGGAAATCCTGGTAAAGCAGGAGCTGGCGCGGTAATATATAAAAATAGTACTGAAATATTTAGTATATCTTCATATGTAGGTGATAAAGAAACAAACAATATAGCTGAATATACAGGATTAATAATTGGATTAAGTGAAGCAATTAATCTAAAAATTAAAAAATTAAATGTAAAAGGTGATAGTGAACTTATTATTAAACAAATGAATGATGAATATAAAGTTAAATCCACAAATATACTACAACTTTTTAAAAATGCAAAAAAATTAACAGAACTATTTGATGAAATCACATTTAATCATGTATATAGAAATGATAACAAAAGAGCAGATGAATTAGCAAATAATTCATTATTATAACTTTGTACAATTTTTACAATCAAATAAACAAAAATATAATATAACATATTAAATATTGAATATGTAATATGTTATATTTAATATATATATGAAATATAAAATAACATATTCAATTGGTGGTATGTCTCGATATGATAGCCGTTGGGGAATTACATCATCTCAACAGATTGTTCCTAATTTAAAGTTACAAATTAACAATCCAAATCCTATAGTATTAGAAATTGGTCCTGGTAAAGGTGAATTATTAGATAAAATAATAAGTATATATAAACATGAAAATGTTTATGCGATGCAACCTCTTAATGAAGAATATTCTGAACACAATGATACAATTAAAAGTATATTAAATGATAAATTTATTGAAGATTCGCTAGAAGAGTATTATAAAAAACCAGATCCTTTAAAGTTTGATATTATATTTATATACAAGTGGAATATATCAATTGCTTTAGTTGATGAATTTATTATAGGACTGAAAACAATTTTAAAAGAAGATGGAATAATATATATAACATCAGTGGAAAAAGGTAGATTTCACAAACGTGGTGGATATTTACCTTATATTAAAGATAAGATGGAAGAACACTTTAATGTAACAACATCAATACAAACAGTAAGTACTTATGTATATGGTGTAGTAAAATTAACCCATAAAATGTAGATCTTGTGAAATAAACAAATTATAAAATAACATATATGTTATTCCAATTTCGAATATAATATCATATCCTAATATTAAAAATTCATCAAAATTATTAATTGACTGTTTATTATATTGTTGATTATCAATTCTTGAATTATTATTTTTTATATATATCTCTACAGTCCTAAACCCCTTTAACCATGCAAAAAAAGTCCAAACTGTAGAAATATATATCATTAATAAAAACATCATTAATTGTCTATAAAAATCACTAAAATTATTATATAAACAATATGCATTATATAAGGTTATCGTACCAATAAATGATAATGATGAAATTGTATTAATTTGTCTTTTAGACGATGTTATTGTACTATTTTTTATAAGAATATCTATAATAATAAAATAAGTAATAATACTTAATAAAATAATATATTTTAACTTAAACATTCTATCTCCAAAATATAAACCAAAAGTTGTAATAAAACCTCCTTCTTGAAATCCTTGTAAAAATATTCCTACATATTTATTCAAATATTTTTTACTTCCAAAAAAATTAATATACATCGGTTTAATAACCCTTGTATTACTTATATGTAATAATAATTCAATAAAAGACCATATTAAAGTTGATCCTAACATTATTGATATACAGTCAGTAGACTTATTTTTGTAATAATCATCAAAACAAAAAATAAATGTTAATAAAGAATACATAATTTTAGTATTTCCATTTGTAGCAAAATTACCCTTACGTACTATGTAATATTTGTTATGTATTAAATCCATATTTTACAAAAATACATATAATCTTAAATAGTTACTCCTTGCAATTTATATATTAACTAATAACTTAGACAATTATTTTCTTGATATTCTGTATTTTAAGTGCCGAATTAATTTGATTTAAAAAATTAATTATATCTTATTATTATAATATATGTTAAATTTTAATGATCTTGATTTAGTAAAACTTAAAATTAAAGACCATATGTTTGAAAAAAATAAAAAAATCGACATGGAAAAAGTTAAATTTTATAATAGTTTGTATAACAAAAATGATTTATCATCATATATATTAGTTGATAAAAAACCTAAAAAAAAAACAATTTAGAATTTTTACATTTATTAATTTGTAAAAATTCTAATATATATTTTTTTAGCTCTTCCGGTAAAGAATTTACATACAATAAATTAAAATACATAATTTACTTAATATTTACTTATACTTATTTATTTAAAAATATACTTATTTGTATTTTTAATAATTTAATGGATAAATTAAATTTATTGCATTTCGAAGGATTTTCTACAAAAAATAAAGACACTCATAAATTAGACACAACTATTAAAGAAATAACAAAAACGATAGATTCAAAAGAAGATGATACAAATCATAGTATAGAAGTAATTGATAAGGAGACATATCAATATAACATTAATATTATAGACAAATATAAAATTAATTATCCAGAATATAACGAAGTTTACAATAATAAAAATATTAATACACTAATAAAAATTTTTACACCTTTACTGATTTAAAACGCCGACTTATTTATATATTTTTAAAGATTTTGCTCTTGATTTAGGTGGTTTATATTTTTTTGTTCTATTATAACTTCCTTTAAAAAGTTTTTTATATGTAATAGTTGGTATATCTTTTATTAGTTTTCTAATATTTTTTTTAAGTTTTTCCAATCCAATATCATTTTGTTTTCTTAATTTACTTTTTAATATGCTAAACCAATTTTCGATAGTATTTGTGAAATGTTGATAAGGAACAGAATATAAAATTGATTATATCGCTAATTTGATCTTATTCTATAAAATTAATATAAAATGGGTAATATGAGTTCAAATATATACGAACCCGAGGAATGTTTAATATGCTGGGATCAAATCGATGTTACTGATCTAGTTGAATGTACGCGTTGTAATGTATATATGCATGCATATTGCGAAGAAATATATAGAGGAGGAAAAGGATATTGTAAATGTCCTCATTGTCAAAGAGTGGGTACATTAGGTATATCAGTATCACATTGAATTTCTTATTATATTTAGATTTAAGTTAATCAATAACAATTATTTTAATTTTATGTCCCCTTTCTGCATGATTACTCATTGAACATAAAAAGTAATATGTACCTGGTTTATCCATAACTGTTAAAATTATTTTTAAATCTTTAGTACTATAACCTTCTAATTCTTTACCATCTCCTTTTTTATTTTCATTATAATTTTCTTCTGAAACAAAATTTAAATCATGGTGAGTATCCATATCCCACCATAAAATACTATTAACTTTACAATATAGTTCAGGATAAGGTAATTCATCAGAAGGAATCTTCCAATGAATCCATGTTTCTATTGCTGTATTACTTTTACCTTCATTAAATTCTTTTAAGTTTCTTCTATATGAACTTAAACTAATTTGTTCTTTTTTTGATGTTATAATATCAAAACCACCTTTCTTTACTGAAAATACTTTTTCTACCTTAAACTTTTCTAAAGCTTGATGATGTTGTGCTGCACCATGTCTATGAGGAGTAAAATTATTTGGCATATAAAAAACTTTATTTAAATCATAATCTTTTAATTGTAATTTAGGAGCAGGTAGTAAACCTTGTATTAGTACATGAGCATTACCTACTTCACTCATTTTTACTGATTCATTTACACTATGAGTAACTGGACTATATTCTTTATTATTTTCATCAAATATTTTTAAGGATCCTTTTTCATTACTGATAATTAATTTATGACTATAAATATAGTCCCTAGTTATAACTTCTTTCGCTGCCCCACCTAACATTAAATAATTTATTTTGTAAATCATATATATTTATAATATAAAAATTTTTAAAGAAATCAAATTGATTTATATAAAGGTATACTAACATACTTATTAAAATGGGTAAAAATAAAGAAAATAAACCTGTAAAAAGTAATAAAAGACAGGACAGAATCGCTGATAAAGAAGATTTATTAAATGATATTAAAAATGAAGATGACATAAAATTAAATAAAGGATTTGCATTAAGTATTGGAAACGATAAACACACTGGAGATTATCGTAATGTGAATGTAAATCAATTCTCAATTGATACAAGTAAAAAGAAATTATTTGATAATACCGATTTACAAATATCATATGGTAGAAAATATGGATTAATTGGACCAAATGGTAAAGGAAAAACAACTATCTTAAATCATATTGCTAAAAAACTATTTCCTATTAGTAAAAATTTAGATATACTACTTGTTGAACAAGAAGTTGACCCATCTTCAAAAAAAGTTATTAATGTTGTATTAGATGCAAATGAAAAGAAACGTCAATTAGAAAAAGAAATATTAACAATTCAAAGTATAATTGATAATGAAGATGACTTTGAAGAATCTATTATTACAGAAATGCAAGAAATGCAAGAACAATTAAATTCAATTGGATCTGAAAAAGATGAAGCCAAAGTAAGAAAAATCTTACATGGGTTAGGGTTTGAAGGGGAAGATCAAGAGAGACCTACAAGTGACTTTTCAGGTGGATGGAGAATGCGAATTTCAATAGCAAAAGCATTATACATGGAACCTACATTATTATTACTTGATGAACCAACAAATCATCTTGATTTAAATGCAGTTATCTGGTTAACTAGCTATTTAACTGAATGGAAAAAAAGTTTAATAGTTGTATCACATAATCAAGCTTTTTTAAACGAAATTTGCACTGATATTTTACATATATCAAAAATGAAATTAGACCATTATAAAGGAAATTATTTTAAATTCAATAAAGCACTCACTCAAAAAAAAAAAAATGAACAAAAAGAATGGGATAAAATAGAAAAAAAAGTAAATGAAATGCGAAAAAAAGGTGAACCTAAAAATAAAGTTAAAGAATTTTTAGATAAATCTATTAATCGACCAGAAAAAGAATATACTGTAAATATAGATTTTGGAGAACCAAATAATTTATCAAGACCAGTATTAAGTATTAATGATGTTATATTTGCATATAATGAAGGTAAAACTATTTTAAAAAATGTCGAATTTGGCATTGACTTCGATTCTAGAATAACAATTGTTGGACCAAATGGTGCTGGTAAATCTACATTTATTAATTTACTAGTTGGTAATTTAACTCCAACCTCTGGTACAATTTATAGAAATCATTCTTTAAAAATTGCATATTATAACCAACATTTTATTAATGTACTACCTATGGACCAAACACCTATTGAATATTTAAAAACAATTGATAACTTACCAGATCAAGAAATAAGAAGAATGTTAGGTACAATCGGTTTAGAAGGTAGTGCTCATGTTAAATCAATTGGAACGTTATCTGGAGGACAAAAAGCACGGGTTGTTCTAGTTTCATGCCAAATGTTACAACCACATATCTTAGTTATGGATGAACCAACTAATCATCTCGATATTGAGTCTATTAATGGATTAATAGACGCTATAAATAAATTTAAGGGCGGTGTAGTCTTAGTAAGTCATGATATGGAATTAATTACACAAACAGAATGTGTATTATGGGTATGTAATAATCAATCAATTAAAAAATATGATGGTGAATATGATGATTACCGAAATGAAATATTAAGCAGTTAATATATTAAATATATATTTAATATAATGAGTGATACTAAATATATACCAAATTCAGATGATAATACTAAAGTAAAAGAAATAATAGATATATATATACAAATATTAATTGATAATCCATTCTTTTTTCAGTAAAATCTTTATTAATGTATTAAAAAAAATATAAATTTATATTTTTTTTAATTACCTAACAAAATAGTGGGTATTTAATCTGCCACTTGTAACTTTAAAATTTTAGTATTATTCTTAGGTCTAATACTAACAATTTCTTCATTTTTAATTTGAATATCTAGTTTATTCCTACATAGTGGACATGAATATTCATTTTCTTGATTTAGAAAATGTTGTAACAAACATTTTCTATGAAATAAATGACCACATGCAATATTTGGTGTATTATCATTTATATCTTCTAAACATATTGAACATTTATCAATTTCATTCAAGTAAATATATCTTAGTTTTCTGGTAATAACATCTATTGGATATTCTGGATTTACTACAATCCAACTATCTCCACATAATGCGATCATACTTGGACAATCTGAGATATCTATTTTATCTTGTACCATAAATTTTTGGCTAATAATTGAATATAATATTAATATAGCTCTAAAATTATCATCATTACGTTCAATACATACAATGTAATTACTAGAACTCATTATTCCAAAAATTTTACTAATAAATGAGAATACAGATTCTAAAACATTATCATCTGAATCTTTTGGAAATCTTTTGGTTACATTACTTATTACATTTTTAGAAGTTTCATCTATTGAATCTAAGAAATTACTCTTTATAATTTCGAAATTATAATCAGATTTCTTATCTGACTTATAGTAATGAATTTCTTTACTATTCATTTATTATTAAATACAATAACATAAAATTATATTAATTTCATTTTTTTTGAAAAAATATGGGAATCTATAACAACATTTAGATGGAAGTTGTAATAATGTTACATAAAACAACAAATTTTCCTTTTTTTAATTACAATATATTCTGTGCTATCAACAGTTGTTGGAACTCTTATAATTGTTTCTTTAGAATTAGGTATATTTTTAACACACATAATACAATATTTATTATCTTCACAAATACAATATACACATAATTTTTTTTTACAAATTAGACATATATATTCAGATAGTATATTTTTACACATATTACATGTTGCTGAATCGCTAATTTTTAGTGACACACCACTTCTTCTCATATATATATTACTTTATAGAGTAATAAATATATTAAATATCAATTTTTATATTATTTTGTAACTTTTTTTATAAATTTTTTGGATAATTTTAATATTTCATCTTTATCTTTTTTGGATTTTTTCTTCCAATGAACTAAATTTCTAACATATGGTGTTTTCTTTAATTTATCTTCATGATCACTTAAAAAATAATAATATAAACCATTCCATATATCTGACCATTCATCTCTTTTATAATTACTCATATTAACTACATAATTATCACTTGAAATATAAGGCTTTCTCATTGTTAATCCACCATCAGCCCATTGACCCATAGAATATACATTTTGTATCATAACCCAATCATAACTATCTACTGAAAATTCCATAAACCATTTATAGCACTCATTCGGGTCTAATCTACATAAATTCATAAAATTTGAAACTATCATCAATCTTATTATATGATGTAAGTAACCAGTTTTAAATGCATGTTTTATTGCATCATCTATCGGATCTATTCCAGTATCACCTGTATACCAACTTTTATCTAATTTATTTTTATGCTTAAAATAATTTGGGGTTACTAATTCTTCATATGCATACAAATAACAATATCTTTGATATTCTCGCCATCCTAAAATTTGTCTAATAAATCCTTCATAATTATTCATTTTAATTTTATGCTTCTTATGATATTTTGTAACTTCATCAACTACATAATCTGGATTTAATAAACCAATATTTAACATAGGACTAATAGTTGAATGAAACATAAATCCATTATTATCAACAATTGCATCTTGATATGTACCATAATTATCAAATTTATGTTTTAAGAAATGTTTAAGCCATTTTTTGGCTTCTTTATGATTTACAGGAAATAGTAAATCTTCCGAATCACCATAATTTTTTGGAAATAACTTATCAATATATTTAATTGCTTCAATTTCATATTTACTCTTTTTCTTTTTTGGAATATCAGGAATTTTTGTGTCTTTTGGTAATGGATTTCTATTATCATTGTCATATGATTTAGTTCCCTTCAAAATATCTAATTCATCTTTCATAAAATCATAAAAATTTTTATGAAAATATTTATTTTTATTATTTTTCTTTTCATGATATTTATCTAAAACTTCTGTTGTTACTAAAAAATTAGGATTATCTAATATTGTAATTTCCTTATTTTTTGTATACTTATCTAACCTTTTTTGTAATAAATGATCATTTAATTCAAAATAACAAATTGAATCTAATTTAGACATAAATGAATATTTTAAATTTTTTAATTTATTAAATTCAATATATTCAATACTTATTTTTTTATCTTTCAAATAACTTTCATAATATTTCATACTCGCTCTATGTAATACAAGTTTTATTTTATTAAAATTCATTTTTACATCTCTAAATCCAAAAAATATAGGATCTTCTAAAATATATATTTTATTTACATCCTTAGGCAAATATTTTGTTTCATATAAATTATTAGGGAATATTAATAAATTCATTGTATATATATTAATTTATTTTTAATATATTTTTATAAATAATTTATATATAAAATAAATATTTAATATATAAATTATTTATAAATCGGATCTGAAGTTAGAAATATATTGTCATCTCCATAAACTGCTTTTAATGACTCAAATAATAACTTTGTTTCATCATTATTGAAAGAATAATACATTGGTTGTGTAATTAAATTACGTCTATACCATCGTACTTGTTTTATATTGTCATTCTCATCTAAACTTTGGGATTTTGTATCTAAATCAATACAAAATCCACCTTCTAATCTATTTAATCTTTTAATACGATTAAAATTAGATGGTTTATGTTGATTATAATACTGACATATAGTATCATAATCAACATTATCAATTTTAACCTGTATATGTTCCATAATTAATAATTTTTTTATATAAAATTGAATTTAATATTAAATATAATTAAATTCAATTTTATATAAAATAATAAGTATTAATTATATATGACTAAATATACTATTTTTATATTTCGTAGAGATTTAAGAATTTATGATAATATCGCATTAAATTATGCTATGACAAATTGTACTAATATATTACCAATCTTTATATTCACTCCAGAACAAATATCATCAAAAAATAATTTTAAGTCAGATAATGCAATTCAATTTATGATCGAATCATTAAAAGAACTAGATGAAGACTTAAAACAAAATAGTTCGAAATTACATATATTTCAAGGTGATAATATAAAAATATTAAGATCAATTATTAAAAATATTGATGTAGAAAATATAATTTTTAATATGGATTATACACCATATGCATTAAAAAGAGATAAGGAAATAGAAAAATTATGTGAAACTAATAAAATAAATTGTATTATTAAAGAAGATTATTTATTAAATTCAATTGGTACAATGTTAAAAAAAGATGGAGATCCATATACAGTATTTACACCATTTAAGAATAATGGTTTGAAATTTAAAGTTGATAAACCATCTAAAATAAAGATTAGAAATTTATCAAAATCCATAAAATTAAAAACAAATGATTACATAAAATATAAAGTTAATGAAAATATTTTAGTTAATGGTGGAAGAGATAATGGATTAAAACAATTAAATAAAGTTAAGAAACAGAAGAAATATAATAAAGACCGTAACACATTAAGTATTGAAACATCATTATTATCAGCATACATTAAATTTGGATGTATATCAATTAGAGAAGTTTATTGGAAAATTAAAGATAAATTAGGATCAGGTACTGACCTGTTATCGCAACTATTTTGGAGAGAATTTTACTTTTATATCGCTTATTATTTTCCACAAGTTCTAAAAGGAAAAAATTATAATGAGAAATATGATGATATTAAATGGAATACAAGTAATTCTTTATTTAAAAAATGGTGTGATGGAGAAACAGGATACCCAGTTGTTGATGCAGGAATGAGACAAATGAATAAGACAGGATATATGCATAATAGAGCTAGATTAATAACTGCAAATTTTCTTAATAGAATGTTTGGTATGGATTGGAGATTAGGTGAAAAATATTACGCCCAAATGCTAACTGATTATGATCCATCTGTTAATAATGGTAATTGGCAATGGATAGCATCAACAGGAGTAGATCCAAAACCTTACTTTCAAAGATTATTTAATCCAATTTTACAAAGTGCAAAATTTGACAAGGAAGCAGAATATATTAAAGAATGGATACCTGAATTAAGAGATGTACCCGCAAAAGATATTCATAATTGGGAATCGAAATATATTGATTATAAAGATATAAATTACGTAAAACCAGTAGTTGAATATAAAAAAGCTAGAAAAGAAAGTGTTGAAATGTATAGAAAAGTATTATAAATCTTAGTTATATAATAATAAATTTATTATATATGATAAAATGATAAAAGTTATGTTTTATTTAGACATGAAAGATATATCGAATATAAATAAACTTTATTGTAATTACGATATAAAAGAATGTTATACTAAAGTAGAATATTATAATTCAAAAGATAATATAATTAGAATTAATAATGATAAAAATAAAAATAAAGGAAAATTATATGGCAAATTATTTTATCTAGATTTAAGTTTAAGTGAATTAGTTAAAAGATTAAATACATTTAAAAATATAAAAGTTAAAAATAGAGATTTATATTATGTAAATATAATTGATGTTTATCTAAATGATGAAAAAATAGTTAAAGATGTTTACATAATATTATAAATTTAATTATAATATTCATATATTATATGAATATTATTACATCTTTTATTGAATACATACCGTTTAGTTTAAACGGATTTAGACTTGGCTTTACAACATTTTTATTTGGTATTTTTTTAGATAATTCAATATCATTGCAATCAAAAAATAAATTAATAGAAAATAATTCAACATTACTTTCTAAAGGATATGAAAAAGTTTTTATTAATTTATGCATCATTAGTCCCATTTTTTACAATATACTTGATACATATTTAATCACTCACAATGACTTATCAATTAATTATTCCAAATATTTATATCTATTATTAATACATTCTATCGGATATTATTTAGGTCATTTAGCAATGCATAAAGTAAAAATTATTCAACCAATACATAAATTTCATCATAAATTTACTACAAATTTAATACCAAGTATTGGAAATGCAGTTTCTGCTTCGGAATTTACATTCGCATATGTTTCTCCATTTTTAATAGGAAGTTATTTATTTGATCCAAATTTACAAACATTAAATTTATCAATTCAAACTATTTCTTTTTTTAATCTAATTATTCATTGTAATGAACTAAAAAATTTACCATATAATAAATATTTTGTTTCTCCAAATGACCATATTAATCATCATAGACTTAATATGGAAAAAAATACATATTCTGCACCAATAATTAATTTGGATACAATTATTAAAGAATTAAAATAAAACTATTTAAAGTATATTAAATAAAAGTATTTAAAGATTTAGTTATATAATACTTTACCGCCAATAATTAGGCAAAAAAAATTAAACTAAAGATAAAAAACATATCTTTAAAATTTATAATGAATATTAAGTTATATTCATTATATTTTATAAAATTGAAAAATATAATTATTACATTTCCATATAGATTTTTTAACTGATATTTTGTCAACTAGTATTCATAGTTGACAAAATGGCCCATCAATTAATAGAACACCGTATGACTTACGATTACCTATACAGAGGAAATCTTAATTCTGTATTCAATCCTAGTTTGATTAGATCAAATGATAATATCAAAAAACTTGCTTTGAATGAAGAAGATATACCAGTTGTATATCTTCTACATTTTATTTTCCAAAATGATCGGATCGTAATTGAACCTAATTCAGAAAAAGAGGAAAGATTGAGACTACCCAATGAGATCTTGTATCTTTTAAAAGAGTTTTTATTTGAAGACTACTACAAGATGATTCACAAAACTATGCTGATGAATACACATTCAGATATGAATTACTCTTTACATTACTCTCCAGTTTATACTGAAAGTAATCTTCCTTCTTCAAATTTAACTTCTGAAGTTTCATATTATATCCAACGGGATAATGGTTTTTCTGGATTTACAGTTTGCCCACAATGTGGAAATATTATTAATATCTTTAATAGATATGATGATGTTTCTATTCAAATTACGAATCAAGCAGATCATAAATACTGTGTCAGACGTGATAATAGTCATATTTGTGACGATCTAAATGACCGTCCCGAATATATTTATGGTTCGAATCATTCGATTACGGAAGATGAAGAATATGGGGAATATGACGAATATTCTGATGACGGTGATTACAATGACTACGACTACGATGACCACGATGACTACGATTACAATGACGAAGATGACGAAGATGACAAATATTACGACGACTACGGATTCAAATACTAGTATGACGATGGATTGTAATGGATGTGAAGAAAGATACTTTAAGAAAAATTGAAATGTAAAAATTTATATTTTATTTTTCTATGATTAATATATGAATATAGATTGGAAAGAATGGAAAAATCATGGTTATTGGGAAGAAAATATAGTTGATAATCAAGTTAAATTGTACAAGTCATTATTAAGTTTATACAATATAAACTCAAAAAATATGTCTTTATTAGAAATAGGAGCAGGTCATGGTAATTTCACTTTAGTATTTAATAAATTATTTAAAAAAATAACTGCGATTGATTCTGAAGAATCATTAATTAATATGCTTAATAATAAGATACTAGAGTTAAATTTAACTTCAAAAATAGAAACTGAAGTTACTGGGTGTGAAAACTATATAACTAAAAAAAAATTTAATTTTATTGCATTTACACATTCATTTATGTGGATAAATAATAAACAAAAATGTTTATTAAATTTAAGTAAATTACTAACTAAAAATGGATATATACTATTAATTGAACCAGCAAAATTTGTAAATTATTTAGATAAAAAATTTATAAAACAAAAACAATTAATGATTGATACTTTACAAACATTCTTTAGTAGTAAAAAATTAAATTTAGTTCATTTTTTAAATGAAGATGGAGCTAATATTTATTTATTCAAAAAAAATTAAAATATAAAAATTTGTATTTTAATTTATTTACTATGTAAGTGCTATGTAAGTATGCAAATCCTCTGTAAAATTACTCCATTATATATTTTACAACGTCTGGATCTTTTTCATTAAAATCAACCATACTTTTTCCATTATTTCCCTTAAATAAATCATCTATAACATTGATTGAAGATGAATAATCAGATATATTATGTTTTTTTTTAAATAAATCAATAATTTTATCAACTTTTGACATATATAATTAATTAATATATTATTTAAAAACTAATATATTAATATAAATATGAATAACTTATGTAATTATTGTAATTCAAATAATATTAAATTAAATTGTTTATTATGTAAAAAACAATTTTGTGAATTATGTTTATGTTCAGATAAATATTGTAATAATTGCTTTCAAAAACCAGCTAATAAATCAAAAATTATTAGAGAAATAAAAAAAAGAGATAATAATTCTTATTTTTTTAGTTGTTTATCCAAAAAAATATATCCAATATGAAATATATAAAATCTTTACTAGAATATCTTCTGATAATGGATATTGAACAGTATCATCAAATACATCAATCGTATAGCTTAATAATCTAATAATTAATTTTTTTTTAGATAGTCTACGGTTCTTTGTTTATTCAATTCCTTCCTTATCTTATTAAAACCAGAAATATTATTAATGTTTTTGCGTTGTTCTTTAACTTCTTTTTTTTCAAGAGTAGTATTAGTCCCATTGTTTATAAAATTAGCAAGTTGAATGAAGTAAGATGATGGCTTTTGAAAATCTGATTCTTTACATTGAATTTTAAATAATTGTTTTATTAGTCCATGGCTTTCCTGTACAGTCATATTCAATAATTTATGATCACTCCGCGCATCATTCCCTTTTGGAAATAGTGCAACATAAAAAATACATTCAAATAACATTTTCTTATTCTGGTTGAAAATAGCATCACTCAAAATTAATTTCAAATGTTCTTTATTATATGGAGGCTGACTACGGTATCTCAACTCTCCAATATTATATGGACACTGGCTACAGTGAATTAGTTCAACATGATTGGATACAATATTCGAATATAAAATTTTTTTTTCATTGCTCCATTTGGTTAGAACATTTAGCATATAATTTGCGATTTCTCTTTCTTCATCATATGTGAAACCAATAAAAGAAGCAATATTACTAATCAAATCATCGTTCAAACTATCAGATTCAGATTTAGAATACCTTTCTTCTATTATTTCTCGTAATCGATCATTATTAATCATTTCTTTGATTGAGATTAATAGTTTTTTTTAATACCATATATTTTAATAAGTATAATTATAATTCAATTTTTTTTACTTAAAAATATTTTTATTTCTTTAAGTAAAAAAATAAAAAAAACATTAAAGATATATTAGTTATATATTTTACGGGTAGCCCAATCCGGAGGGCATAATACTAGAAATTATAAACAAATTTCTTATATTCTTATATTCTTATATTTTAAAATTTTATGATTCATAAAATTCTAATATCAATTAAACCTACTTTCATTGTTCTTAATAAATTCGCCTGTAATTGTATAAAACATATAAATTTTATTATATTTTTAATTATATATGTTTACTGAAAAATGTACAATTTCAAAATATCTAGCTTATGCTATGTTAGTTTATACAATAGCATCATTCTATTATATGGTTATAACTCGTAATATAGGAACTCCATTTAATGACTCATTAACTGAAGAACAAATTATAATTAAACAAAAATCTGCTTTTGTTCGTAGAAGTACATTTTATCATGGTATAGCATTAGCTGCTGCATTTATTTTCTTATATCAACCATTTGAATCTTGTTAATTTAATAAATAAATTTAATTATTAAATTACTCTAATATTCCATATGTCTTTAGTACATATGCATATTGATAAGCTGTTTCCTTCCAATGCTTATATCTATCCATGCCACCAAAATGACCTTCATTCATTTCAATTTTCAATAATGAAATATTATTACCTTCATCATATTCTCTTAATTTTGCAATAAATTTTGCAGGTTCCCAATAAGCTACTCTTGGATCATGTAAGCCACCTAATGCCAAAATATTAGGATATACTGTTTTTTTAATATTTGAATATGGACAATATTTAATCATTGTATCAAAATGTTCCTGTTGATTAGGATTACCCCATTGCTCCCATTCAGGAGTTGTTAAGGGAATACTTGGATCCGACATTGTATTCATTACATCAACAAATGGTACACCTGCTACAACTGTTCTAAAAAGTTCTGGACGTAACACCATACTTGCTCCTACTAATAAACCTCCTGCACTTCTTCCTTCAATTGTAATTCCTTTTTCATTTGTAAATTTATTATTAATTAAATATTCAGCACATGCAATAAAATCTAAGAAAGTATTCATCTTCTTTTTCATTTTACCATCTTCATACCATTTGTAACTTAAGAAACTACCACCCCTTACATGCCCTATTACATATACAAATCCTCTATCTAACAAAGGCAGAATAGAACTATTAAAATCTGGATATACTGTATGACCATATGAACCATATCCATACAAATATAATGGATTGGTTCCGTCTTGTTTAAATAAATCTTTTCTATATACTAAAGACATTGGTACTTCTACATTATCATGACTTGGTACAAAAATCCTTTTAGTTTCATATAAATCTTTATTATAAAATGGAACTTCCCTTTGTCTTAACAAATTCGTTTGTTTTGTATTTAAATTATATTTATATAATGTAGATGGTGTATTTAATGAATTATGATTATATATAATTTCATTAGTATCATATATACCTAAACCAATTAGTCCCACATTTTTGATATCGTCATTGATATCAATCATATAACTTGCTTCAAAGTTATATTTGCCATCTCCAAAAGGAATTACTTTAATAAAATTATCACCATTTTGTTTGTATGTAAGTAGAATATATTTTTGTAACTCTTCTAGTCCTGTAATAAAAACTGATTCATTATATTCGATAAATTCTTCCCAATTTTCAATTGATGTATTTTGTAAATCTGTTTTCATTACTTTAAAATTAGTGCTATTATCTTTATTTGTAGTAATTAAAAATGATCCTTCATGATGATCTACTGAATATTTTAGTCCTTCTACTTTTTTTGTAAATTGTCTAATCTCGGGATCTGATTCACTAAAATAATAATTATCACTAGTATTAAAACTACTTGCAGATATAAAAAAGTATTTGCGATCATTTGATCTTCCAATACCTACTTCTACTAAATCATCATCATTTTGATATAATTTTATATTTTCTTTTGTTTCTGTATTATATTTCCAAACCTGATACATTCTATTTGTATCATTACCCATTGTGTAAAATATAAAATGATTATGCCAAAAATAATCACAATATGCTAATTCAGGTATATTATGTTCTATATCTTTCATTGTTGAAATTTCAACAATCTTTAAATTATATTTTTCATTTCCTGTTTCATCAATACCATAACTCATAAATTTATGATCTCTAGTTATACCAAATCTAGATAAGTCAAATGTTTCTTTACCATTTGATAATATATTTTCATCCAATAAAATCTCTTCTTTGTTAGTAGATTTATTTATCCTACAATGAATAGGATAACTTTTACCTTCTATAGTTCTGGTAAAATAATAATATTCACTATCCCATCCCCCATTACCATGAGGCATCGGATAAGAATCATAATTTTCTTTAATATGTGATTTAATTTCTGTAAATAAACTTTCGCGTAATTCCTTAGTATCACTCATTACATGTTCTGTATATTTGTTCTCATTGTTTAAATGATCTAATACCAATGTATCTTTTCTTTTATCATCTCTCATCCAGAAATAATCATCCTTTATTTCTTTTGGTGGATTAATCAAATTTTCACCACGATCTTTACTTACATTACCAAATGTAACATTAGTTGGTTTCTTATTTGCAACAGGAACTTTCATTTTTATAATATATATTTAGTAATCTTTAAATAAAAAATATTTTTATAAAGTTATACTTTATTTAAATTACAAAAAATATAATTACTTAGAATAAAAAACAATTCTAATTTAAAATAAATATACTAATAAAAAATTTAGTATATTAATTTTTCATCATTAACTCTAATTTATCAGAAAATATCGCTAATGGCAATGCAAAAATAATAGATAAATAACACCATATAGCTCCCCGTTCCCCTGAATTTGTATGTCTAAATATAAATTCAATTAATCCTACAAAAAATAACCACAGTATTCCAATAACTTTTGAATTAGAAAATATACTTGGAACAAATACTAATAACATATACCACCATCTAGGTAATACTCTCTCACTATTTCTATTAAATTTATATGCTATATGATAAGTACCTAAATATGATGTTGTTTCTTTTGAACAAAAATCATCGGTCTTATTCTTTTTTATACACATTTCACTATCAGTCATATCAAATTCCTTAATTGACGATGAAGCATAAATACCATAAATAAGAGATATAAATAATATTCTATTCCAATATATCTTATTTTCCTTATCAAAATATGAACTTATTAAATTTACAAATAATGGCTGAAAACAAATATGAACCCATGATAAAGAAGTATAAAAATTTAATTTATCTTTATTTTCTAAATAATGATATAGCAACCCTTGAAGTAAATCTTTAAATCCTAAAAATATTAAAGATATAGATAACTCCCACTTATCTTTAATCATTATACCTGTCACAAATAATACTATCGCATGAATATATGACTGTGATTCTGAAAAACACATATAATACTTATATATATATATATTTTTTAATTTATGGTACGATATATTAAAAGTTACTCTATTATTTCTATATCATTATTATTATTTTTATTACAATATGAAATAAAATCAACTAATTCCTTTTGAGGTGGAGTATTAATAATATCTTCTAACTCGATATCATCTTTATATGTATTTACTGTCAATCTAAGTTTTTTTACAAATCCTAACTTTATATTTCCTGGTTTTCTTCGTACAAAATTATTACTATCTGACATATTACTATTTAGATAATAATAATTAAAAAATTGAAAAATAAATCTAATAATATTTTTATATCAAATATTTTAAAAGTAACAAAAATGTTTAATAAAGCGTCACAAAAAAAATTTATTGATCAATTTGGAATCATGAATAATATGGTTCCAAAAGCATTACAAAAAAAAATTGTTCATGAAATTGGAATCATGAATAAAAGAACTCATAATATGATTTCTATAAAAATAAAAAATTTCTCAATTGAAGGAAAAGAAAATTTCATTCGTGAATTTACACTATCACCCTTATATAAATTTGCAACTATGATTACTTCATCATCTGCATGTTGTACTTGTATTGAAGATTTAAAAGCTGGACTTACTACTGATGATTTTGTAAAAATTGGTACATTCATTGAATTAATGAACTCTTTAGGATGGAAACATTGGAAAAGCACCCTTGATGAACAAAAATTAGAACTTGAGATTAATAAAAAAGAAGAGCTAAAAAAAACTCTTGAAAAACATCTTATTAATAAACAAAGAGATATGGAACTACTTCAAAAAAAAGAAAATGAAAGAATTCGGAAAGAAAAAGAAAAACAAAAAAAACAGTTAATTCGACAACAAAAATTAGAAGATCATAAACGCCGCGAGAAAGAACATCAGCGTAGAAATGAAGAACGAAAACGTATTGAACAACAACGTATTGAAGAACAACAACGTATTGAAGAACAACAACTCATTGAAGAACAAAAACGTACCCGTCTTCAACGTATTGAAGACCAAAAACGTATTCGACGACAACGATTTGAAGAACAAAAACGTATTCGACGACAACGATTTGAAGAACAAAAACGTATTCAACAACAACGTTTAGAAGAACAAAATAGTATTCGAAAACGTTTAGAAGAACAAAAACGTATTGAAGAAAACCAAAAACGTATTGAAGAAGAACAACTACGCATAGAAAAACAAAAACGTATCCGTCTTCAACGTATTGAAGAACAAAAACGTACTCGTCAACTTCAACAACAACGTATTGAAGAACAAAAACGTACTCGTCAACTTCAACAACAACGTATTGAAGAACAAAAACGTACTCGTCAACTTCAACAACAACGTATTGAAAAACAACAATTGATTACATCTCCTAAACCATTATACCCACCTCCTGGTTTCGAACAACAACAATCTATTAAATATCATAAACAAAATGAATCTGTTACATGTTCTACTCCAGGTTTAGCTTCTGTTACAGATTCTAAACCATTATATCCCCCTGGTTTAGAACCATGTTTTTCTGTTACAGGTTCTAAACCATTATACCCTCCAGGCTTAGGATTAGATCTATGCTCTAATGGATCATTGTATTCGACCTCAAACTATCCATCTGGATTAAATATGTATAGAACAATTACTAATCCATTTAATATGCCAGATCTTTTTTCAGATTATAGAAAAATGATATTAATGTCATAAATTTGAAAATTTAATGTATTTTAATAATTATAATTATAATATTAAAATGAAACATAGAATTACTTCTGAAGATATAGCGTGTTTAGTCCCATCCTTAAATAGTATTTTGGATGGAGCATATCTAACACAAATTTATGATGGTATGAAAGATAATACAAAAATAATAATTATGAAATTAAGAAATAGAATAGAAAGTAAAAGTATTACTTATTATTTACTAATCGAATCAGGAATTAGAATGCATACAATTGAATCATTTACTAGTATTCGAAAAATACCTTCTGGTTTTATTGGAAAATTAAGAAAAGAAATTGGAGATAAACGATTATATCCATTACAACAAATAGGTACAGATAGAAGTATCGATTTCTTATTTTCAAATGAAAAACATTTTATAATTGAATTTTATGATAGAGGAAATTATATATTAACTGATAAAGATTATAAAATTATTTATATTGCTCGAACTTATATATTTCAAGAAATAAAACTAGATGTTGGAGTAATATATCCAAAGGATGAAATCGCTAAAAACGGATTAGCACTAACAAAAGACATATCCCAAGCAAAAGGTTATTTAATAGATAAACAAACATTTTCAGGTTTTCCACTTGAAGGTAATTCTGTTTTAGAATTAGATAATATTAACTTAGCAATGCAAAAATATTTTACATATGAAATAAAAGAACCAAAAAAGAATTTAAATAAAAAGAAAAAGGAAATTAATAAAGATGAAAAAAGAAAGATAAATATTGAAAATCAAATAAATAAATTAGATAAAAATAAAGAAAATATTTTAAACAATGCAAATAAACTAGAAACAAACGTTGATGAAATACAACAAATATTTAATTTAATAAATCAAAATATATTTATTAAAACACCATTTAATCTTATAGAGTCACTAATTAAAACTCAATTTCAAGAATATCAAAATATTAAACTCACTCATGAATATCTTATTATTGATAATATTAAGTTGGATTATAACGTTTCAGCATATATTAACATTACAAAAATTTATTCTGAAAATAAAGTAATTAAACAGAAAATAGCTAGGGCCGAAGATGTTATGGTAAATATTAAACCATCAAAAAATATAGAGCCAAAAGAAAAGCTTATTATAGATCGGAAAGTTATGAAATTTGAAAATTATTGGTGGTTTATATTTAATGAAATTATTATTACTGTTGGTAAATCTGCGGATGATAATGAAACATTACTTAATAATATGGATCCTTCTGATATTTTAATTCATGGTAATTTTGATAAATCTCCGTGGGGTATTATTAAAAATCCAAATAAAATAGATATACCATTAAAAGTACTTGCATATGCAGGTGACTTTCTTGTTCAAAGAAGTTGGAGTTGGACCGAACACTTTCCTAATAATAGTTACTATACATACCCAAACAAAGTATCCAAATCAGCTCCATCTGGTGAATTTATGGGAAAAGGATCAAGAATGGTACATGAGAAAAACTTTTTATCACCTGCTAATTTAGAGATGGGTGTTGGAGTTTTATTTAAATCAGGTGTAAAATATTTACATAAATTAGATAAGAATACACAAATAGATTTTGGGATGGTTATGTGTGCACCATATGCCGCAATGGTTGATTTTGATTATAAAGTTAAAGTTAAACCTTCAGGTAAAAAGAATGATAAAGGCAGAAAAAAATTACTTCAAACAATTATATCAAAAATTCTAAAATCAAAATGTAAATCTAATATATCGCAAGATTATATTAGAGCTATTCCATTTGAAGAATGGGATAAAATATGTATTAGAACTTTTACTTTATAAAAATATTTAAAAATTTTTATAATTTTTATATATAATGCAAATTTTATATTTATGTTTTCTAATACCTATTAGATATAGAAATATATTAAACTTTAATTTCCGGTTGATCCAAAACCTCCTTCAGCTCTTTCCGTATCAGACAATGTATCTACCAATGTAAAATCAAAATTATTAAGGTCAGGAGCACAAATCTGTACTAATCGAGTTCCTTTAGGAATATTATAAACAGGTGTAATACCTTCCATAATACTTTGAATTTCTTCCATTCTTGGAATATATTGAATAGCTGCCATTAATTCACCTCTATAACCAGAATCAATAATTCCAACTGAATTTTTTAAAACCAATGGAGTTTTACTTATACTGGATCTTGGGTATAGATAGAATGATGATGCATTACTAGTACTTCCCAATGTACCATACTTTATCATTTCGCATTTAATACCAAGTTTAATTAAAATAGTTTCTCCGCATTTAATATTAATATCTTCAGGTGTAAATAAATCTAATCCGGAATCTCCTTTATGAAAAGTACTATGAGATGAGTACTTTTCATTAATTTCTTCAGATAATGATTTAATTTTAAGTAAATATGTCATTTATTATTAAAATAAAAATTACTAAATGTTAATATATTCAATTTTTAGTAAACATTTATAATATGTATAATTAATTTTAATAATATTATTTAATATTATTAAAATTTATTAATAGAGATTTGTTTAGTAATCCCTAGTATTTAGTTAGCTTACTATTTATAATATATATATCTTTAAGTATTATTAAATTAATTTATTTTTAAGTATATAAATAAATTAATTATTTTAATAATTTAAATTACATTATATAATGGACTATGAAAATTTAGTTGAAGAATTTAAAAAATATCATTATATTATAGTTATTGGAAAAAAAGCGGGATTATTAGGTGCATCTAATACCCTAAAGGAAGCAAAAATAATAGCTGAAGAATTAATTAATAAAAAAAATAAGAAATATGAAAATCAAATTGTAGCAAGATTAAAATTAGATATAATTTCAAAAAATTTAATAAAATTAGATAAGGAATCTAAAATTAAAACAATTGGTGGACCAATACAAATTAAAATAGAATTTTATAAAATAAAAGAAGGTATATTAGAAAAAATGAAAGACTATGTTAAAAATAATAAAATATTTTTAACAGATAAATTTTTACAAAATAAAGATTTTGATGAAAAAATTATAAAATTAATTGCTTCTGCCACATATAATAATATTTTAAAAAATGAATTATTTGTATTAAATATTATAGATCAATTAGTAAAAAAATGATGGTCCAAAATTGATATTTTAGTAAACATTAATATTTTAAAATAACATCTGGATATTCTTTAGATAATAATTTAAGTAAAGCTTCTGATGGTTTTGATTTATTAAATTTAATCGCTTTTAAGTATTTTAAATTAGTTTGGTTTTTTAATGCAACTTGCTGAAATACTTGAAATCATTCACCTTTTGATATTGCATAATTAAACAATTTATTAAGAACTGTATTTGTATATTTATAATATTGTTTATACTTTTTACTATTCTTTCGTTCAGTCAATTTATGTGGTTTTGAAGTATGAGAATAAGCTATATAATAAGTTCTATTCCATAACATGTTTGGATCAAAATATAATGTTACATCACTAAATATTGTGTATTTTGATTTTAAATCATCTATTACTGAAAAAAAAAATAAAATTTTGATCTTTGGTGTCATATTCCGATTCACCTTCATTTATATTATTAGTTAAATATGCTGCTTTTAATTGTTTATCTTGTAAAATATATCTTAAAAACTCTGATGTAGTATTATGAAATAAAAACATAATAATATATATATTAATGAAAAAAAAAAATATAACATTTAATAAAATGATATCTGTTGTTTTAATACCATCTAGATATGAATATTATGGAATTTATGATGAATTATGGTGGAAAGACAATGATTTAATTTATTTTAGAAATTGTGCTATAAATGAAATTAAATCAGTAATTATTAATAATCCAGAATATACAGTAAAGCAAGCAAAAAGTTTTTTATATTTTTAATTTAGATAATTCTACTTTAATAGTCGTCTTGCTACCTTTCTTTGTAATATCATTTATTTCATATCCATATTTACTCATTATTTCATTAATTTCAACAATAGGAGTATTTTTAATACCAGCTTCAATATGCGGTAATCTATCATATTTTTTCTTACTCTTATCCCAAATACCCTTATAAATAGTAAGTGGTGATAATTCCTCTAAATCACATTCAATATATTGTGGTTGAACTAATGTAAATGCTTCTGCATTTATATCACTTTTTAAAACAAATTTTGTTTTTGTAACTATTTCATTTTGAAGCTTTTCTAAATAACAGTCATGCGCCTTCTTCAATCTAGTTAAAAATATTTTATATTCTTCTTTTCTTTCATTTGACCATGATAATCGTCTTTTTTCTCTAGCTTCTAAAATATCATATAGCTTTCTATTATTTATGATTTCATCACGTAAACTTTCAACTGTTGGAATGTTCATTATTATTTTACTAATAAAACTATTTAATTTAATAATTAAATGTTCAATTTTTTATAATCTATAATATAATGAGTAATAATACTTTAAAAAAAAGTGAAGAGAAACCGACTAATCTTAATTATTATTGGTTAATAACATTTTTTCTATTCTTTATAACTGATTTATCAAAAAGTTACTTTAATTGTATTAAAATTATTAAACCTATTTTATTAGCTTCAATTTTATTTACAATGATGGTTTATGAAATTAGTGATGAATGTGGATTTGATAAATTGCCACTTACAGAAATTGCTAATAGATCAATAATGCTATTATCTATTTTTCTATATAGTGAATATACAGTTAAATGCATTCCAGTATTTAACCTAACAATTAGTAAACTATTTCAATATCCATTATTTGGTAGTATACTAAAAACATGTATATCATTTGTATTAATGTACTCTAGCAATTATATAATAAATACATATGGTAATACTTCTAATGATAAGCCATTGTGTTCAATAAAAGATAGTAATACACATTTAGTATATAGTATTAGCATCTTAGGAGTTATTTTAATAAATAGCTATTTAGAATATATTTAAATTACTTTGGTTTAAAAACTTTATTAATATTATCTAATAACTGTTTTATATCTTTTAGTAAAGGATAATTATCTAATTTATTTTTACTTATTTCATTTAATTTACAATTCAAATCTACCGTTGTTATATATATATCCTTTAATTGTTCTCTAAATTTTCTAAATTCCCATACACCCCATAAAAAAGGAGACATAACTATTGCAGTTTGCAATAAGGATTTAATATCGTCTTTACAGATATCCATATAAATAATTAAGATAATTAATTATTTATATACTCAAATATTATATATAAAATTAATGAAGTCTAATAATTTCATTTTTACATAGTAACGAAGTTATTAGACTTCATTAATTTTATTATTAGATAATACTGGTACTACCGGTAGTGTATGAAATTCATTAGTATTACTACTCTCAAAATTTGTTTTTGCATTATTGACTTCAACACATACAAAACCAAAAGGTATAATTAGTAGTATAGTAGCAGAGATTACCTGTAAAATAAATACTGCCAAAGAAAATTTCCACAGATTAGTATTCTTTAAATCATCACATGATTTATCCCATAATTCAATTCCTCCCCAAATAGCAAGTCCAGTATTTAGAAGAAAATAAAATAGCAAAGAGACCACAAGTTCAGAAAATGATGAATCATCTTTTTTTCCTTTTGCTGCATTTCCATTTCCCCAAGTAAGAACCAATGCAACAATAACATAAGGACCCATTTCAGATCCACTACACGATGTATATTCATCCCAATCTTGTACAAGAAACATAATTCCAAATACTAGGAAACTTATGCACCCTGCAATTAAAGCAAGTGTCCCCGAACAAACACAACACATCAATCCGCTTTCTTTATAACTTATTTTGTTAGTATCATTCATTTTTATAGTATCACTCATTTTTTTTAAGTTAAATATTTACCTTTTAAAGCAATTATAAATAAGATGTATATAATTATTATTTCAATTTTATTTATCTTTAACTATATAATTATGTCGTTTAAATATCCTTTTAAATATACGTTTAAATATATATTACTTGGTGACTATAATACTGGGAAAACAGCTATTACTGACAGATTTATAAATAATAATTATGATAATTTATATAGATCAACTATTGGTGTAGATTATCATGTTAAAATTATAAATATAGATGATATATGTATTAAAATATGTATATGGGATACATCTGGTCAAGAAAGATTTAGATCAATAACTGAATCATATTTAAAAGATATAACATGTGCAATATTAACTTTTGATTTTACAAGTAGAAAAACATTTTATAATCTAGAATATTGGTTAAAAAAAGTAAAAGATTATAATAAAGATATTACAATTATTTTAGTAGGGACTAAAGTTGATAAATTTAAAAAAATTGAAATAAATGAAGATGAAATAAATTATTTCGTTCAAAATAATAATTTACATTATTTGGAAACTAGTTCTAAAAATAATGTAAATATACACGAAGTATTTAATTATTCTGCTACTTTAATATTACAAAAAATTAATTATAAAATTATAAATGAAAGTAATTTTAAATCTTATGGAATTAGAGATTCAGATGAAAATAAATATCAAAATATTACTAATGAAAAAATAACTTTTAAACCAAAAAATAAAATAAAATGTTGTACTGTCTCATAATAATATTATTAATATAAAAAAACCTAATATAAGTAAACCAAATCTTCCTAAAATTTTATTTGCCTCTTTATCACTATCTGTCTCTTTTTCACTATTTGACTCTTTTGAAAATTTCATATTATATCTTATTATAAAAAATATAATATGGTTAATTAAATTTATTTCTTAAATCATCTAATTTATCCTTACTAATTCTTTTAAATAATATTTCTGGTTTATTTAATTCAGAACCAACAAATTTATTTAAATCAAAAATATAATCATTACAATTAATACTTAATATACTTTGAATTTTTAGACAACTATCAGGAATAAATGGCAATCCTAGAACTGATAATTTAATTAAAAAATTACATAAAATTCCCAATACTTGCTCACATCTTCCCTTATCTATTTTTATTAAATTCCATGGCTCATAATTATTTATAAATAAATTACATTGACTACTAAATTGTATAAAATTTATTAATCCTTCTCTTAATTTAATTTTATCCATATTCGATCTATATAAATTTAAGTAATTTTCATATTCATTATTTAATTCTTCATATAAATTCATATCTTTAATTTCAGGAATTTTTTTAAAATTTTTATATGTTAATACTAAAATTCTATTAACTAAATTACTAAAATTATTCACTAACTCACTATTAACTTTAGCTTCAAAATCATTCCATGTAAAAAATGAATCATTCGATTCAGGTCTTATTCTTATTAAATGAAATCTCCACATATCTGAACATATTCCTGAATTCTTCGCATCATCCCCAAATACTCCTGTATTATTACTCTTTGAAAATTTTCTATCCTCATAATTAAGATAATCTACTGCTGCAATTGTATTTACTAAATTATAATTATCCCGTGTACCAATTAAACATGCAGGAAAAATTATTGAATGAAATGGTACATTATCTTTTGCCATAAAATTTACTAATTTAACTTCTTTATTTTTCCACCAATTAGTCCAATTATCTAATTTATTTGCAGTTATAGAAATATAACCTATTGGAGCATCAAACCAAACATAAAATACTTTATCTTTAAATTTATTACCAAATTTTTTAGTATCAGGAACAGGTGTACCCCATTCTAAATCACGTGTAATACATCTATCATGTAGATCATCATTTAACCATGATTTAGTAATTGCATCTGCAACATTTGTCCAAGATCCATCATTTCTATTAAACCAATCTTTTAATTCATCCTGTAATACAGATAATTTTAAAAATAAATGTGATGACTTTTTTTTAATTAATTTAAATTCTGGATTTAATTTATAATATGGATTAATTAGATCAGTTGCTGCATGTAATTTACCACATTTATCACATTGATCCCCATTGGCATCATTATAATTACATGTAGGACATGTACCTTTAATGTATCTATCTGCACAGAATTTATTTAAATCTTCGCTATATAACTGCTCAATTTCTTTTTCATAAATTAAATTATTATCTACTAATTTATTAAAAATATCATGACATAATTTTGTTTGACTCCAATTTGTATCTGTTGGATCATCGTTTGATGTTCTTCCAAATATATCAAAATTAATATTAAACCAATCATATATTTCTTTATGAATTTTATGATATTTATTACAAATTTCGCGCGGTGTCATATTTTGTTCTTTAGCTTTTGTTTCTGTTGCTGTTCCATATTCATCTGTTCCACAAATGAATAAAACGTCATCATTATTTAATCTTCTATATCTTGCATATACATCCGCTGATAATACACAACCAATAATATTACCTAAATGTGGAATATTATTCACATAAGGTAATGCTGAAGTTATCAATATTTTCATTTTATAAAAAAATATTGATAAATTTTTAAATATCTATAATATATATGTCTCAAAAATAAATTACAATAATCCAAACTTCAGGAGCTGTAGAGGCAGAAAAACAAGAAAATGTAGATTTTAGATTTTCACTCGCAACTAAATTATAACATTTTAAATTTTATTATTATATTTATATATAATATGATTATTTATAAATTTAAAAAGACTTTTGTTGGCGAAGTTATAAATAGACCATCCAAAATTAATAAAAGTCCTTATTTAGCAGACGTTTTAATTGATGGAGAGAAATATATAGCACATTGTCCAGCATTAGGATTATCTGGATTAATTAAAGAAGGAGCAATTGTTATTATGGAAAAGAATGAAAATGAAAAAAATGTGAGTGATTATAAAGTTGTTAGTGTAAAAATTAAAGAATTTGAAACTAATAATAAATTTATTTATGTTGGATCTAAT